TGAAGTATATCTGCATATTAAAGCAGAACCTCACATTTATTATGAACTAGCAGATCAGTTTACATTTGAGGTTCCTAATGCAAAATTCAGTCCTCAGTATCGCAACAAGTACTGGGACGGAAAAATTCGTTTGTTTAATACACAGACTGGTGAAATTTATATTGGTCTCTTAGATAGAATTATCAGATTCTGTGAGGATCATGAATATACATATGAGTTCACAAATAATAAGTTTTATGGTCTTCCTTTTGAGGTAAATGAAGGAATCTCAAAGGAAGGTGTGAAAGATTATATGACTGCAATTAGTAGACACGCCCCACGCGACTACCAAGTTGAGGGAGTATACGACGCCTTGCGACATAATCGAAAGTTATTGATATCTCCAACTGCTTCTGGAAAGTCGTTGATGATATATTCTGTTGTGAGATATTATGTTGAGAAGCAGCAAAATATTTTGATAGTTGTCCCAACGACTTCCCTTGTAGAACAAATGTATAAAGATTTTGCAGATTATGGATGGGATGTTGGTTCATTTTGCCACAAGATCTACGCTGGAAAGGAAAGAGAAACAGATTCTCAAGTCATTATTACCACTTGGCAAAGCATTTACAAATTGCCTAAGCAGTATTTTTCCAGATTTAATGTAGTCGTAGGAGATGAGGCACACCAGTTTAAGTCCAAGTCATTAATATCTATAATGACGAAACTTTGTGATGCAAAATATCGCTTTGGATTTACCGGAACATTGGATGGTAGTCAAACACATAAGTGGGTTCTGGAAGGTTTATTTGGACCTTCTTATAAAATTATTCGCACAGATGAACTGATGCAGAAAGGTCATGTTGCCAAACTGGACATCAATATTCTTCTATTGAAGCACCCACCGAATAAGTTTGAGACTTTTGAAGATGAAGTTCAATATATCATCAACCACGAAAAACGCAATAAGTTTATCAAGAATCTTGCCCTTGATCTTAAAGGTAATACTCTGGTCTTATTTTCAAGAGTTGAAGGTCACGGGCAACCGCTATACGATCTCATAAATAATAATAAGCATAATGACCGTTATGTATTTTTCGTTCATGGTGGAGTGGATACTCAAGAACGAGAAAAGGTTCGTGAAGTAACCGAAAAAGAAAATAATGCAATCATCGTTGCTTCTTATGGTACTTTTTCTACTGGTATTAATATTAGAAATCTACATAATGTCGTCTTTGCTTCCCCTAGTAAATCAAGAATCAGAAATCTCCAATCCATCGGAAGAGTACTCAGAAAAGGTGAGAACAAAGTAAAGGCAACTCTATATGATATTGCCGATGATATTAGTTATAAATCAAGAAAGAATTATACCCTCAATCACTTAATAGAAAGAATTAAAATTTATAATGAAGAAAACTTTAATTACGATATTATAAACATACCTCTTAAAAACTAATGGGAGACGAATTTTACTCTATCATAAAACTTATATCAGGCGAAGAAATATTCTCTCTAGTATCTGTAGATGAGAACGATGGAGACCCTATTATAGTGCTACAAAATCCTATCACAATGAAGGTGATTCACGATGGTCCAACATCTTATGTGAAGATTAAACCCTGGATGGAAATAGCAAATGATGATATCTTTTTAATTAAACTTGATAAGGTTATAACAATGACTGAATCTAAAGATGAAAGAATTATAGAACTTTATAATCAATATCTCTCTGAGGATAATGATTCAATTGAAGTCTATAAACCTAGTAGTGGTGCTGTTAAACCGTCTGAAAAGATGGGATACATATCTTCAGTAGAAGATGCTCGCAAGAAACTTGAAGATCTCTTTAAAGGTCTTAAAGAAAGCTAGTTCCTATCTTCAACGGGGACAAACCTAGTCTACACATATTTTCATATCTTGTCAAGCCCCCAAATCTATGGTATAATAAGTAAATCATATATTGAATGAGTCCGATGCTATGCCCAAGAAGAAATCAGAACACTATGTAAATAATAAAGAATTATTAGAAGCACTGATTGTATATCGTACTAAGGTTGCTGCTGCTAAAGAAGCAGGTCTTCCTAAACCACGTATTACAAATTACTTGGGAGAGTGTTTTCTAAAGATTGCGACTCATTTATCATATAAACCAAATTTTGTTAATTATATGTTCCGTGAGGATATGATTTCTGATGGTATTGAAAATTGTGTGCAGTATATTCATAATTTCAATCCAGAGAAGTCTCAAAATCCTTTTGCTTATTTTACACAAATCATTCACTATGCATTTCTGAGAAGAATACAAAAAGAAAAGAAACAATTGGAAATTAAGACTAAAATTATCGAACGCACTGGTTTTGATGAAGTTATGACCGTTGATGATGGATTGCTTTCTGGTAGTAATTCAGACTACAACACGATGAAGGACAACATCCAATACAGAAACGGAAATCGATGACTCGTATCGCAGTTTTAACAGACACTCATTGGAGTGCCAGGAAAGCTTCTAGGCATCTTCATGACTACTTTGAACTTTTCTATAAGAATGTATTTTTTCCTACCTTAGAAAAGGAAGGAATTACTACAGTCATTCATATGGGAGATGCTTTTGATAATCGTAAGAGTATTGATTTTTGGGGACTTGATTGGACTCGTAGAGTTGTGTTGGATCCATTGTCAAAGTATGAGACACATATAATTGTTGGAAATCATGATATTTTTCTTCGCAATTCTACAGAAATAAATGCTCCAGAACTTTTGCTGAAAGATTATCCAAACATAAAAACTTATAGTTCTCCTCAAACTGCAAAAATTGGTGGTTTGGACATTATGATGGTGCCGTGGATTTGTAGTGAAAACTACGATGAAACTCTAGAACAAATTAAAAAATCCAAAGCAAAAATTGCTATGGGGCACTTGGAACTTCAAGGTTTTCGTGTGAATCGTAATTTGATTATGGAAGAACACGGAACAGATCCAAAAATTTTTGATAAATTTACTAAAGTATTTTCTGGGCACTATCACACTCGTTCCAATAACGGTAAGGTTTTTTATCTCGGTAATCCTTATGAAATGTACTGGACAGATGTGAATGACACACGCGGATTTCATATTTTTGATACAGAAACTTTAGAACATACTCCAATTAACAATCCCTATAAATTGTTCTATAACATTTATTATGAGGACACTCCATACCAGTTGTTTAATGCATCCGAGTATGAAAATAAAATTGTTAAGGTAATTGTTCGCAAAAAATCAAAACCAAAAGATTTTGAAAAGTTTATCGACAAACTTTATACTGCAGGTATTCAAGAACTCAAGATTGTTGAGAATTTTGACATTCAAGAAAGTGAAAATTTTGAGATTGATGAAGAAGAGAGTACTATTTCAATTTTGAATAGATATATTGATGAGGCAGAATTTAACCTTGATAAGAATGTAATCAAGGGGATATTCCAAGACCTTTACCAACAATCTTGCGAGGTAGAATAAATGTTTCTTCTTACTCTCAAAGATAGAAAAGACGATGGTGCATATGCCGTCCAAGATCAATATGGACATAAAGTTTTATTTCTCTTTGAAGAGGAAGATGATGCTACTCGCTATGCTTTGATGCTAGAAGACCAAGAAGAAACTGAAATGGACGTTGTTGAAGTTGACGACGACCTTGCAATAAAGACTTGTAAACTTTACAACTATAAGTATGCAGTCATAACCCCTAATGACATTGTAATTCCTCCTAAAAATGTTAGTATTTCATAAAATTAAATGGCGCAACTTTCTTTCCACCGGGCAGCATTTTACAGAAGTTAATTTTGAAAAACACCATACAAATTTAATTATTGGGACAAATGGGGCAGGGAAATCTACCGTACTTGATGCATTAACATTTGTTCTTTTTAATAAACCTTTTAGGCGCATTAATAAACCAATGTTGGTTAATAGTGTAAATGAAAAAGATTGTCTTGTGGAGATTGAGTTCTCTGTAAATAATCGAGATTATCTTGTTCGCCGTGGCATTAAACCAAATATTTTCGATATTGTGGTGAATGGAATTCCTCTTCACAAAGAAGCAGATGACCGTGCCAATCAAAGAATTCTAGAAGAGAATATTCTCAAGGTAAACTACAAGTCTTTTACTCAGATTGTGATTCTGGGTAGTAGTACTTTTGTTCCTTTTATGCAGTTGACTACTGCAAATCGTAGAGAAGTGATTGAAGATCTTTTGGATATTCGTATTTTCTCTGCGATGAATAATCTGATTAAGGATAAGATTCGTGAGAAAAAAGATCAGATTAAATCTCTTGAACTTAAGAAGGAAACTTTTAAGGACAAGATGAGGATGCAACAAAGTTTTATTGAAGAACTTGAAAATCGTGGTAATGCCAATATCAATGCCAACAGAGAAAAGATTGCCAATTTAGACGCTGAAGTTGGCGTTTATATGACCGAAAGTGCCAAAACCGAAGAGCAAATTTTTACCTACACTAAAGATCAGGAAGATCTCATTGGTGCTGATGATAAGTTAGTAAAACTAAACAATCTTAAGGGTAAAATCTCGCAGAAAGTATCTGTCATTACTAAAGAACATAAGTTCTTTACCGAAAATACGGTCTGCCCCACTTGCACTCAAACAATTGAAGAAGAGTTTCGGTTAAATAGAATTACAGACGCTCAAAATAAAGCAAAGGAACTCCAGAAAGGTTTTCAGGAACTTGAGGAGACTATAAAGTTAGAACAAGAACGAGAGCGTCAATTCACAGTTCTATCTAAGGAGATTACGAAACTCAATCATGAGATTTCTCAAAACAATACTAGGATTTCCCTCAACCAGAGACAAATCCGAGACCTTGAATCTGAAATTCAAACTATTACCCAAAACCTTGCAAACAGAAATACTGAGCATGAGAAGTTAGAAGAATTTCAAACCAATCTCCAAAAAACATTCGAAGACCTTTCAAAGAAAAAAGAAGAAATCGTTTATTACGATTTTGCCTATTCCTTACTCAAGGATGATGGCGTTAAAACGAAGATAATTAAGAAGTATCTTCCGTTCATAAATCAGCAGGTGAATCGTTATCTTCAGATGATGGATTTTTA